GTTCTGGTATGCCCGCTTTTTCCAGTGTTTCCCCTAGCCTGCGCACGCTATTGTCTGTGTCTTTTTCTTCACGGCTTCGCGCACGGTCGGCAGCGTTTCCGCCCGCCACTGCCGCTAAAGCTCGCCGCAAACCCATAGACTCCAAGTGTCGTTCTCTGCGGTCTTCTGCAGCGCGTTCAGCCGCGCTCATGCGATCGCGGTGCATTTGCTGCTGCAAGTCTCGACGTTCTTGATCTCGTTCTTTGCGCTCATCCGCTGCAATGACCGCAGCCTGCAACCGACTAGCGCGAGCCTCACGTTTCTCATCGGCGAACATGGGCGACTCGACGAACTGGCCTTCATTGGGGAGCATGAATCCCTGCTGTCCCATTTGCACCGGGGAGAACTGCTCTCGCTGGCTACCTGCCGACATTTTGGCTGCGGCGGCAGCTCCAGGATTTGCAGCCATTTGCGAAGCCGCAGCCAGCAAGTCCATGCGGCCAGCATTTTGATTCGCAATGCGCAGTGCAGCCGACTCCTCACCCCGTCGCTGATTGCGGAGGATGTCGGCTTGCGAAGGGCCACTTCCTGCGGAGAGAAGCTCTAGCAGATCCATTTAGTACCCTGCGTCGTCGTAGGGAGTATAGCGCTTCGACATGGGGGCAGTCGCTGTGGGCATGGAGGTAGTGGGGGCCACAGGATTAATGGCCGGCGTCTGGGGGCGGTTCATGTCTCGATTGCGCAGGAGCGCGCGCAGGATGGTGGCATTCTGCGCACCCATGCTCGTGTCTAGCCTGCCCCCCGTTTCTTGCGCTCGCTGCCCGAGTTTTTCGGAAGAAAGGTTCTTTGCCATCTCCCCCGCATACTGCATGAAGTGCGGAGCGACGAAGTGTCCGTCGACCATTTGTCCACGCGGAGCGATTCCGCGCATCATCTCCGCCTGTTTTCGCTGGAGGTCGTATTGTCGTTGGAGCCCTTGATTGGCAGTGCCCCCCTCGATCAATTGCCGAAGCTCTTCGTCTGTAATGACTTCGTTCATGCGAGCACCATCTGATAATTGACTTGGAGATACCCGCCAACCTCCCGTACAGCATCGGGCATGATCTTTTGCACTTCCTGCGCCAGTACGCCAATGTCAAGTTGACCGGCCTTCGGCCCAGCACGCCAGCGGAACACGTACACGTTGATGCCGTTGTCCAGAAGACCGAGCTCGTAAATGACAGTTTTCAGGCGCTCGTCTGAAAAGGCGAACGGAACCGCAGCACTTCCAAGGCTGAACAGTCCACTCGTCATATTGGCTGCGTTCGCGTTTTTCGCGTTGACGGCACCCATCTGGGCACCGTAGCCCATGTTCGCGGCAGACAGCATGTCTGCTCCTGGGGTCGTGGCTTGAGTCGGCACGTTGCTGAACGTAGGATTGACCACTTGCTGCCCACTGCGAACGGCATTGAGCATGTTCAGCGGTTCGTTGCGGAAGAAGTTTTCTTCTTGCAATCCCTGCTGGCGGGCCTGCTGGCCCACAGTGATGCCGGACAACGCAGCTTGGCTGTATGCATCGTTAGCTTGGCGATCCGCACGCTCCATCTCGCGGTCGTAGGCCTCGCTATTTTGCGTCAATCCCTGGTTGAGCAGTTGCGTGCGCAGGGCTTCTCGGTCGCGGTCGAGTTGCGGCTGGATACGCCGGAGGATCGCAGCCTGCCCCGTCTCGCCAGCGTTGACAGTGCGCCCCGGCAGCTTGCTTTGGTCGAATGGGCTGTCCAGAGCAGACTGAACATAGCCGAGACCCTTGGACGAAACTGAAGACAGCCCTTGCTTGATGGCATTGTCTTGGTCGAACAGTTTCTGCTGCTCGGGGGATAGTGCGACAGTCTCCCGCCAACGGTCGCCACCGAGGTCCTCATATGAGCGGGTGCCGTAGGGAGAAACTTGGTCGACACGATTCGCCCGAGCAGCGATGCGCGCTGCTTCGGCATTGCCTGCTGCGGTGGCCTGTGCGGCACCAGCGTAGTCAGGCGGGGGCGGTGCGGAGGCTTTTCCTCCCATACTTCTCTCCCATTTCCAAGAAACGGCACTGTTGCCGTGTCATGGTATATATCAGTAAGTCGCCAACCTTGCCAGCGTCTTTGATGGTTGCCTCTTGGATAAATCCAAGGTGCTCATCAAATTTTCGGGCCGGGGCGTTCGTACTGTCAACCAAACCAACGATCTTACTTACGTTGATTTGGTTGAATGGGTAATCGAAGCACACCCAGAGAAACTCTCTCGTCATCCACCGCGCTCCGGGCACAGCGGCGACGTGCATACAAATCGACCTGCCATTCCAACCATCAAACAGGACGCCCGCTATCAGGTCGTCCGTTGTAGGATTTGTCAACCCTATGGCCGCAGAGTCAGACTTGGAGAAGCTGCCCCCTGTCCTATCGCACACCCACGGCCCCACCCAATCAACGTCAAAGATAATTCTTGAGGACACTGTACCACAGTGCGCGGGCATTGTAAATCCTTAAAGTATGCCACCAAACTCAAAAAGGTAATCAATCGCAGTGAGTGTCGTAGATGCAGGGCATGCGCTCAACATAGCCGCTGAACCAGAAAATCCCAACCCTGTGGCGCTCGCCCACTCAGCCTGTGACGCCAATCCTCCACCCCAAAACGCAGAGTTCCACACAGCAGCGTTCCACACACTTAACGTAGACGCGGGGAAGGTTAGGCTGCCCGTGGGGGGCGTAGGCTGAAAATTTACAGCCACGTCGATGAAAACGCCGGGAGACTCGGATGCAAGAAACCACGGACGAACCATCTTGAACTGCTTGAGGTTCGTAGGATTCTCAAAGTAATTGTACGCGGGCTTGATTTCTCCGATTACGGGCGTGCCACCCGATCCCGCGTAAGTAACAGCATCTAAATCATTGGCGAACAACAACAGAAGAGTTCCCGAAGCAGTGCCGCCGAATAGGTACCCACCACAGACGCCCATGCTGATAATTGGCACATTGTGGAACAGACACCAGTTATTGACGGTCAGCGACATCACAAACTGCGTGGGAAATGTGGTGTTCGGGTACGGAGAATTCACCACAAGAATGCGTTCGTACGGAGCAATGGCAAGCTGCCATCCGTTCGCGGTAAAACTCTCGCGAACGGCGGAACCCAACGTAGGGGCAATCTTGCTGCTGTACTCTTTATTTTGAACAGTCAACAGCGTGCTGCCGCCTCGAGTCACAAGACTGAGAGGAACGACGCCATCGGTAGAAAGCAGCAAAAGGTCTCCGCCGTACTGTGTGTATCCTCTGCGACCGACAGGAACCTGCCCCACGTACCAGACACCAACGAGTGCGAAGTTGGCGGCAACAGACGGGTCTGTGCCCCGGTACACCAACACTTCTCCATTGGAACTGACTGCCACGAAATAATCGTCAATGCCGTCTCCTGCGTCGATAGTCCAATTGGCCGTGAAGGCCAGATGCCCACCACGCTTGAACAGAGGGCCGAAGTCAAACTCTGTAGCATTGCCAGATATGGCGTCAGCGGGCAGATACCACGCCGAGGTAGAGTTTCGCTCGACAAACCACGCACGTCGCTTCCACACGCTGACGTGTACGAGATCATTCGGGTTTACGTGGTGAACTTCTCCTGGCCCTGAACCCGCAACCCTGCGCAACCACGTAGTCCCATCATATGTAAAGTAACCGTCGGCCTCACTACATGCTAGAAGAAACGCACCCGCTGAGTTTGCCAACATCGCACTGTTGAACAGGCCAGCATTCACATTTCCGCTCAAAGCCAATGCCGAAGCGGGAGAGTTCGTACGCGAAGTCACCGTGTAAATGGCCGTGTCCGTTGCGGCGAACATCGCCCCCGGCATGGTTGTCGGTATTGTGAGAAACGCCCCTGCGGGAAAGTTGGTGTTCGAGGCGAAGTACGCCAAGACGGACTTTACTGGTGCCGCCCCTGGGAATCCAGTAGCCCATTCTTGGTATCCTTTGCGACTGCGCACACCATAAGTATCAGGGATCCAGTTAGTCAGCACCACAGCATCCGTGGGGGGCATGTTCGCAATGCCGTCACGTGTGTTGAGACCCCCGTTGGGGGCCGGAACTGTCTTGGTCTGGTAGGTGCGTTTCACGAGCCGTAGTTCGTGTCGGGGATGTTGATTTGATTCAACAAAATGCCGTCGGCCCCTTGCCGCAGGGACAACGTTCTGCTGGGCGCGTCTTTGTCCTTGGCTGCGGCCAACACTCGCGCCATTTCAAAATTGGTGCCTGTCGTGTCGAACCCTTTGGCAGTCTGCCACGCCAGCTTCAGTGCAACCTTGAAAAGCTGGGGGTCGTACAAGATTACGTCGTCATCTGCTTGGAGTGTGTCTCGGTAAACACCCGTAGCAGACCGCACCCACCCGCGACTGTTGTAGGGCAGCACGACAAGCTGAGCGGTGCTGCCCACATCATAAAACTCTACAGCCTCGTTCGCTATGATGTACATCATTGCGAATGTAGTCCCCCCAAGGTTGCGAGCCTTGAGTGTCTGCCACTCAACTTCAGTGAGCGAGCCTATAGCAGGAAGTCGCTGTGTTCTGTTCCAGGAAGCATCATTGACGAAAGAGTCAAAGTCTTCCGGAAAACTGTACCTCGTGGTGCCTGGAACAGTAGTGATGGAAAACTCAGCCATCAGAAACTGCCAAGCGAACATGTCGATAAGCTGCTGACCTACTTCACTCGCAAGTTGCCACAACTGTTGAACAGTTCTGTCTTGACTGCTCGCAGCTGAGGTTGTCGCGGGAAGACCCAAAATACGGAGAGTGTCCGCGACTGCAGTCTGTCCCGTAATCTTGCGAGCGAAGTTTGGCATGCGTTACTTCTTCGGTTTTTCGAGCTGTGCCGTGAGTGCAGCCATCTGCTTCTGCATCTCCGCCATCTGGTTCTGCATCGACGTGATCTGGTTTTGCTTGTCTTCGAGCTCCTTGTTCATTTTCTCGAGGGGAGCATTGCCTTTGGCCGCTTCGATGAACGCAATGGCTCGATTTTTCAGACCATGCAGGCCGGGCACCCGCCCCAGCACGGCTTCGCTGGCGCTGGCGAGGTCTTCGATGGTGTTGAAGCCGAGGTATCGGAACTCTTCCACCTGCGAAGCGGTGATGGAGGGCCACACCGACAGCGGGGTACCGCTCTCCGCCAGCGTCTTTCCTTCACGGAAAAAGCGGTACGCGTCGCGAAACCGCTGCATGTCGTCTTGCCGCACGGGACGCAGCACGACATTGTCTTTCTGCCCACGCACACGGATCTCGACCATTTCCGTGTCGTCGAAAATCGGACGACCTTCTTCCACGCTCTTCTCTTCGTTCTTCATCGGCTGCGCGAAGAACCGCACGAGCAGAGCCTTGTCGGCTTCGCTGTGCTGTGGGTTGAAGTCTTTGAGGTCGAAGTCTGCCGTTTCCATTTCGTATTTTCTCCTTTAAGAAAACTGCCAGTCGGGCAGTTTTCGTAAAGGAGGGGGCCGCGAAACCCCCTCCTGCCGTCAGATCACGTGATCAGGTGATGGCACCCTGTGCGATCGGATCGCTCAGTGCCGCCACGTTGTAGAAGATGGTGCCGTTGTTCGCCGTCTGCGTCACGTTGCCCGAGATGGCGGCGCTGTTGACCACAGACACTTGCAGCGAGAACGGGAACACTTTCTGGATCACTGCGGAGGCACCGACACCCGTGCCCGAAAGGAAGCCGCCGGGGAAGTATCCGGCGGTACCGTTCGGAATCTGGATGACGTTGTCTCCGGATACGCCCGTGCCCGCTTTGACGACGGTCTGGGCACCTGCCGTGACAATGCGCCCGCCGAGGACCTGCTTGCCCGCCGAGTTGGCACCGCCCTGACCCGCCGCCGCGATGCCGAACGTGGTGTCGGCAGCAACGGAGGCTTGGCAGTTGACCGGGGTGACGCCCCGACGCATGAACCAGCCGTACTGGCCGGTGGTCAGCGCCGTGTCACCCTGATACACGTACAGCGAACGGCCGAGGTTGGCGGTATTCGGCACCTCGGTCATGTTCTGGGTGAACGTGAAGCCGGTGCCGTCGTACACCGGGGTCAGCACGCACAGTCCGAACAGACGAATCGCGCCGCCCGCACGGGCGAAAATGAAGTCGCCCGGCCCCCAGACGGGGTCCGTGGCTCGCGCCATCAGTCCCGGCAGGAAGGGCAGGTCTTTCAAGTTGGTGGGAGCAGCGGTAACGTCGGAGATGTTGCCGATGCTGATGACAGTTTCGAGGGAGCCGTAGGACATGCTTCTTCTCCTGGATCAGGCGGTGGCGGACAGACGGCCCTGGAATTGGGCACCGCTGCTCGTCATGTTGCCTGCGAACGCGAGGATCTGCACTTCCGCGTCCTGGTTGATGGAGTACCGCTTGTTCGGCGACAGCGGAACCATGTTCCGCTTGCTGTGCGGACGGAAGTGAACATACTTCGTGTTGAGGAAGTAACAGGTGCGGGCACCGGCAAACCCGCCGATACCACCGTCCAGCACCACGTCGGCGTCCATGAACTGCACGACCTTGAACCCGAGGTTGGCCTTGGACGGCTCCGTGAAGCGCTGCTGGGGCTGAAGGCTCCCCATGTACTGCGTCCACCAGAGGCTGTCCATGACGATCAGGTCCGGACGATCCATGCCGCGCAGGGTGCTCGCCCACATGGCATTCATGGCGGGCTGCACCGTGGTGGTGGTGACCGACGCGATGTTGGACCGCTGGCTGCGCCAGAACGGCCACGCCGCACGATCGATGCCGCCGTAGGTGCCGGTGGTGGGCGTGACCGGAACTGCGAGGTCGAGGCCGATCAGTTGCTTGCCTCCCGCACCCGTGCCATCGCTGTAGATGGATTGCGCGATGAGGTTCGCCATCGACGATTCGGCGACCTTCATGCGGCTTTCCATCAGGTCGATCATCTGCTCGGGGCCGCTGTTGCGCAGTTGATCCAGGCCGGAGATGATGACGGGCACCGCTGCCTGCCGGATGTCGAACGCAGCCGCCGAGATGACGTCCTGCGCAGCCACCGGAAGCATGTCGTAACCCGAATACCAGCCTGCATTCGAGTTTTCGGCGAACGAGAGTTCTTCGAAAATTTGCGTACCCCCCGAGAACTCACGGATGCCGCCGCGACCTTTGAGGTAGGTCAGCAGCCCGTTGTTCTTGGTGACGTTGTCTTGGATCTTTTTCGATCGTTTTTCGATCGTGGTCGCGATGATGTCGCTGACCGATGCGTTTGCGAATGCCATGTAGGCCTCCGGGTAGTTTCAGAAGGTTAGCTGCGTGACGCCATCTTGCGAATGGATGACCGAAGGTCTGATCGCAAATCGCCCGACTGTTCGTCGTCTTCATCATCGCCGACCGGTGCCCCCGAATTGGCAGAGCTGACCGATGCGGCCTTTTTCGCCCGGATGGCCGCTTCGGAAAGCGGTTCCTGTACTGGCTTGCGAGTCTCCAAGACTTTGGAGATCTCAGGATGCAGCATAGTAGCACGCCGGTACGCTTCTTGCAAGCTCATTTGCTGTCCACGTTTGGCGGCAAGGTCCAGGATGTCGGCCATGTCGTCTTTGACATCCCACGCGAATTCATTTGCGGGATCGTTCAAGAACTGTTCACTGGCAGTGGTCAGTTCTTGCACCTTGGCTTGTTCGCCCTGTTGCATGCGCTCTTGCAGCGACTGGACGAATTGCATGGTGGGGGCGAACCTCTGTTCGATCGCGCTGAGTATGGCCGGATCGAAGTTGGACTGTCGCCCCTGCGCGTTCTGCGGGTAGACCGTCCCGTCCATTTGCCCCGAGGCCAGAACGTCGTCCAGGGCATTGATGTCAACCCCGTAAGTCTTGATGATGTTGGCGACGACGTTCGCTTTTTGCTGAGTATTCCCCCGGCGCAGCCACCCCGCCGTATTCAGCAAACTCTCCACGGCTTTCATCGGTGTGGAGTTTTCTGCTTGAATGTCGTGCATGTACGGCTGCACGGTGCGGGTAAATTCTCCGTGGAAATTACGCGCCTCGGCGGTTTGCGCCAGCGTCTGCGTGATCTCTCGCTCCCGCCGCATGACTTCTTGCTGCACCAACAGAGGAACTTTGGCCCACTCTTCTCGCGCTGCGGGCGTCCACGACACCGGAGGCCTTGCCCCCTGCGGCTGCTCAGCGGGTTGCGCCTGCTCTACCGGTTTTTCGACTGCAGGCTGTTCCGCGACTTGTTTCGGCTCCGCAACCGGAGAAACCCTGTCTTCAGGATTTGCGGGAGTTCTGGGGGCAAACCGTCCTTGGTCGTCACGCGCTCGAGCGTCGGACTGCTCCTGAGAAAAGCTGGTATCTTCGTTAACGGCACTTGTGCTCTCCGGTTCAGGCGCAGCAGTTTCGACCTCCTGCATTGCTGCACGCAGGTCATCGGCCATGCTGCTTTCTTCATCCAACGGGGGCATTTTCTTCTCCTATCGCTGTCTGGCGTAAAATTCTCGCGCAATAGTTTCGCGCAATTGACGGTCTTGGTGCTCTGCTTTTCTGAACTTAATTCTTTCGTTCTCTGCTTGTTTCCAGGTTTCCCTGTAGTCGTCAGTGGTAGTCAGCCCGTGGCGCTTCATGTACTCTCGGTGTTTTGACCTGGAGTCGATGGGAGTGCCGTCGGTCGCCTTGAGTCCATCATAGTGTCGGTCTCCGAACTGTGCGCTGTGCATGGCGTGCCCCATAGGGCCGGAGAAGTATCGCTCCATCCCATTGCCGCAACACTCGGGAATAGAGGGGTTCGCCCCATACTCTCGCATCGATTGAATAACTTCTTCCATGCCGCCGCACTTGCTGCATCGATAATCATAGGTAGGCATCAAAAGAAAAGCAGGAGTTCATCGCTCTCCCGCAGTCTCCTAGTTGATTTAACGGGAAGAGTGACCGGCGCGGCCACCACGGGCTTTACGACTTCAAGTTTGGGCTGACCAACCGTGCGAAAATGTTCAGCAGGTACGAAAGTTTGTTTTTCTGACTTTTCACGAAATATGGGAGCCTCAATCCCAAAAATCGCGGGCTTTGGTTCTTTTTTCTTCTTTGGTTCTTCCTGCCTGTACCACCACCAACCGCCCGAAGACCTGCTTTCAACTACAGGCTCTGGGAAGGCAAACGCGGCAACACTGAACGCCGCTGTTGAAAACCCCGATGGAGAAAATGCACTCACGGAGTGCCGCGCCAGAGGTTGCCGGAAGAGCCATCACCGTAAACGGTTGCACTGTTCATCTGCACGACATTCACACCAGCAACGGCCTCGACAACCTGCTCACGGAGGTCGATGGGGTCAGCCCCGGCTGCGGTTGCCCGCAGCACGAAGTCGCCCAGCGTGTCGGTGTGCGCTGGAGTCAGGGAGAGACTGTACCAGCCGTTCCCGCGCTCGGTCACAGTCGGGGTAATTGCCCCGAACGCCGCGCCGTTCTTCGACAAAGAGATGGTCAGAGTCGCGCCCGTCAGCCCAGTGACGTGGTCGGCCGAGTCCGTGAGGAAGACCATCAGATTTCGCGTGGTCGATTGCTTGAGCATGTTCTATCCCTTGTTCACCACGCGAGACTTGCTGTATCCGCCGCCGCCACCGCCGCCTGCGTAGGTGCCGGTGAACTCCGTGCCGCCTGCGCCGTACTGGATGCCGAGCTTGACGTCGGCCTCGATGGGCTGCTCAAGCGTGCCGGTGAAATCGTTGCCGTTCGGGCCGTACAGCACGCCCTGATCGACGTCGCCGACCGGGGGGAATGTGCCGCTTCCAGCAGGCGGCGGGTAGTGCAGGATCACCGCCTCGATGTCGAAGTTGATGAAGGTCGAGGTGTTGCCGACGGCCTGAGTGCCGCCTGACGCGACATCTCGCCCTGCAACAAGGCCGAGGCCAGTACCGGGCTTGATGATGATTCCCTCACCGGCCCTTGCAGAGAACATCAGGTCATCGTCTATCGTGCCGGTACGCATGCCGGATGTCTCGCCGATGGCGCGGAAGTCCTGCGCGCGGGTGCTGCGGCTAAAGGTGCCTGCGTCTATCTGCGCCTTGTTCCACGTCTGCACTGGGGAAAAGGCGGCACCGTGCGTCTCGTAGTAGTCGGCTTGCCACTCGCCCGCGATGACAGGCTGGAACGAACCGCCGACGATTTGCAGTGCAGAAGGAACGCTCTTGCTGGTGTCGGGCCGAATCGGCGTCACCGCGTCGCCACCGAGCGCGAGACCGGAGATGCGGCAGAGGCGAAGCGGGGGAGTCACCACCGCCTCGCCGTCCATCGGCAGCACCCACAACCGCACCGCGAGAACCACGCCGGAGCCGCTGCCGTTGAAGATGGCGAACGTCGCCTCTCCGAGCCTGCGGTCAGTCGATAGGTCGGTAGAACGGCAGATGTAGGTCGCGCCGGTCGCGGTGTTCGTCACTACAGCCGCCGTCTGCATTGAATGCTGCGTGCCGTACTGGTCTTGAAACAGCCCGATGCCTTGGCCTTCGCGCAAAATGATCGGCTCGACATTCACGTTTTCGCCGCCACGGAAGATGTCGGCGAAGTGCGACTTCTGGTGACTCATCATCGAGCCGCCGTAGGTGCGGGACGAAAACTGCGAGTTTCCGACCGTCAGCGAGTAGGCGGGCGCGTCGGCGATGCGACGAAAGATGTCCGTTACGGTCGTAGTGTCCGGGTCGATGCGAACCAGCACTTGCGCGGGCAGTGCAGTATCCGCCGTGTCCATGCGGATCGGCGTCACTGAGTCGCCGCCAGACAGCGACGTGATGCGCGCAATCGACATCATCCCGGGGCGGCCGACGCCTACCGTGTTGTTCGACAGCGGCGCTGTCGGCGAGACGCGCAGCGACACCAGCTCGAAATAGCGTCGGTCGTCCGCAGTCTCGTTGTTGAAGATGGCAAACAGCCCATCCTCCAGCGGGCGGACATCCACGGCATCCAGCTTGATGTAGAGCGTCTCAGTCATCGGGGATCACCTCTGCGAACGCCGAGTATCGATCCTGCACGCCGCAGCCGGGGCAGCGGATAGGCGGCGCAACGCCGCCCGTGCCGCCGTTGACATCTTGGCGAACCCGGTCGGCCAGCGCCTGTGCGGCTTCAAACTCATGCCCGCACAGCCCGTGCTTGAGCGTCGGCATGTTAGGTCGCTGAGTCGGTGAACTCGATTTCCAGATCAGCCGTGCCGACAGCCGACGTGCCGGAGTGGAACAACTGCACGCCCTCGGCCGCTCGGCAGGTCACAGGCTCGACGTTCGTGTCGCCGTATCCCGCGTTCCAGATTTCGGCGAACGGCACCAGCGTGAGCCAGTTGGCTTGCGTCGTACCGGCGACCACAGGCTCTTCGTTCACGAACAGGAACCGGCGGAAGATGTCCGATCCCGTCACGGTGCGGTTCGTGCCGCAGGTCGTGTTCGCGTCCAGTGCGCCGCTGCTCGTGTCATGCTTGACCGGCGTAACAGCCGTGCCTGCTGACGCCGCCGTGATGCGGCGCACCTGTCCGGTCGTGATGACGCCCGTGACCGCCGCCGTGCCGTTGTTGAACCAGTACATGCGATAAGCGCGGATGACCCGCGCCGTGCCGGTGGCGTTGAATACATCCAGCATGTCCTTGCCAGACCCGTACGCAATTGCACCGCCCGTTGCCCGCCATGTCGCAGCCATGTCTTATGCTCCCAGAGAGATGATCTTGCCGGTGCCCTGTGTCGCGCGGAACACCTCGATTTCGCCACTGCCGTCCATCTGCGGCCCCGCAGCCCACTGCTCGATGCGGCCTTCGTGAAGTGCCTTCACGCTCGCGTCCAGATCGTCGCGTGTGTCGCCGGGCATCAGACCGATTCGACGGCCGGCTTGCACCTTGAGCATGAACTCGGCGCAACGCTTCACCGCCCATCCGGGCAGCGGAGACTCGGCGCGCAGGAACCATGACCCACACGTTGGTCGCCATTCCATTGCAGGCTGCTTTGCGAGCATATTAAGACTCCTCGATTTCTGCGATGTTTCCGTCTCGGTCACGCGAAGTTACGCGACGTCGCTTGGGTTTGTTGATGGCTTCTGCCAACTTTCCGAGAACTTCGACCAGCATAGCCTGTGTGTCCGGCTTTTCCTCTTCCGGTTCCTTCGTCTCCTCCGGCTCCTCTGCTTCGGCTGCCGCTGTCGCTGCCGCCGCTTCGCGGTCTGCGCTGGAGTCTTCTATGTCCAGAAGTTTGGCTGTAGCCTCTTGAGCGAGGCGCATTTTCTCGAGAATCATCTCGAATTCTTGGCTACGCTGCTGCTGTTCTCCCGCAGCGTCGGCCAGTTTGGCTTCAAGCTGTGCCTGCATGACTTCCAACATAACTTTGGTTTCGTTGTTCGTCTGCGCAATGCGCTCGGCTGACTCGGTCTGCAGTTGCGCAATCTGCATGCGGATGTTGTCAGAGTTGCGCTTCGTCTCTTCAGACATCTGCGTCTTCTGAAGGTCGACTTGCGCCTCGGCTGCACTGCCGTCATCTTTCGGCGGCAGTGGTTGGCTGGCGACTTGGATCGCTTGGTCGAGTACAGTCTCCATGTCGCTGCCACCCCAGAAGCTGGCGGTGACCCATGCCAGCATCTTGAGCAGGAACGGTATTGCGTCAGGACGCGCCTCGAGAATCATACCTGCTTGGCTGATGAATTGGCCGACCGCAGTCAAGTACTCGGTGCGCAGCTCGCGTTCCGCATTGTAATCTGCGAGACTGAGCGTCTCTTCGCCAATTTCGATGCGGTATTCTGCGCTACGGAAGTTTTTCAACAATTCGATAGCCGCGTCTGCGAACGGTGCCGACTCCGTATACTCGATCTGACTAACTTCTTTCAGCGTTTGCGGGCTGAAATGCCGACACATAATCTCCGCACGTATGCGAATAGTTTCAGCGACCCATTTGGTGACTGCCTTCTGCGTTAATTGCAGACGAACACTGCTGTACTGCGCCTTGAGTGTCTGCGCTTTGGCAGTTTCACGCGGGCTAGAAGCTCCACGCATGATGTCACTGATGCTGGTGAGTTCGTAGATCTGTCCAACGAGCAATGTTCGTTGTTCGACGAGTTTGGTGAGCACATCCGCGATAACTTCGACTGGAAACCAGTCGACGATGCTCTTGATGCCCCCGGCCTCTGAAAAGCTGCCCCAGTCTTCGACAGCAATCATGCTGAACTCAGGGCCGCTGAGCAGGTTTTTCAGTTCAGTGTTCGTTTTGTCGTACATGCCGACAACCCGCAGAGCCTTGACGAGCACAGCAATGCGATCGTTGAGCTCGTCAAGCTCTTGATACTGATCTCTGACCATCGTAAAATCTGGTCGCGGAATCAGACTGCGCGTGGACACCGTAGCCAGCAACGGACGCGGGCACGGGTAGAAGTTGTCGAGCTTCAGTGGATCATCGACGACTTTCAAAAGCTCGTCAGCGTGCCGGTTAACGAAGTACACCTTGTTCGTGTCTTCACACCACAGTTCGAACACCTCCACGCGCCCTTTCTTGAAGCCCTCCGGCAGCCCCTTGTCCTTGTAGGTCGTGGAGTTTTCCTTGAATGCCGCTGCGATCTCTTTATATTTGTCTTCGCCATAGGCTGCGATGAACGACTTTTTCTTCATCCAGCAACGGCGACCGATCCACCAGACTTCGTCCCATGTCCTGCTCGGAGACCACAAGAAGTCGCGGTAATGAACGTAGTCGACAGGGGCAGTTTCCTTGAGCAGCGTGACTCCGTCGGAGTCAAATACTGAGTCATAGCGGCACCACACCTGACCCATTCCAGGCACCAACCGATCTTCGACACCATTCTGTAGTGCCGTGTGCATGCTGGTGCCGTCTTTCGTCAGTTCGATTTGACTGGCACGCTCAATGATGAGCGCAGCCACGCGACCGACGTCATCTTTCGGGTCGCTGTTCTGTCGTTTGACCGAAGGAGCCGGAGGCGTCGCGTAGAGCGCCGCCATCATGATCTGTACGTTGGCCCAGAAAATGTTGTATTTACGGCGAGAAGTGCCGTCACCCTCTTCGTTTTCGCGGTCGTCAAGGTAGCGGGAGATGATGTTTTCAGCGGCATTCCACCACTTTTTCTCGAGAATCTTCTCCGTGTCCTCGATCTGCTTTTTCCACCAGAGCTGACCGTACTCGGGGGTATCCTTTTCGTTGTCTTCGTCAGCCATATGTTCTCCGCGATCCCGACGGGGCTGTCGACCAGAGATCGTCCAGCGAGAAGCCGTAGTTTACCACGCGCGCAGCGGACTTTACAATCCCTTGCTGCGCGGGCCTTGTGACGTCAGGGACTTGTTTCGGCCCCGTGACAATGTTGGCGTAACGGAACATGTCCGCGTAATGGCTCGACCAGTCATGCACCGGCTCGTCTGTGAATATTTTCTTCTCTTCGTCGTATTTCCGGTGATAGCTCTTCAATGCCAGCACCAATTTCTCAGTTTCTGACCTGTGAAAATACCAGCTCGGGAACCCTGTTCGTGTGGCTGCGATGCCGTCAATTACGTCCAGCCGGGGGACCAACTTCGGGCGAATGTTAGCGTCCCGGAAATGGTCGATGATGGCACGCCCAGTCTGCAGGGTTTTCGCCTTGGCGTCGTGTGGAAGCCAGACCGTGCCCAGTTTGAGGTTGTTGTCGCCGCAAAACTCTTTCAGATACTTGATGTAATGGGCAATCGGCTTCATATTGTCATGGTGCGCGTGCCCCATGAGATTGCCGTCGAAACGCGTCTGGAAAAACCCCATCGTAGTGTCGTCGCTATGCCCGAGGTCCATGGCGAGATGTACAGGCTGCGCCGTCGAAAGCGGATAGTCTCCGATGCGCTCTTCTTTCTCTGCATTTTCCATTTGCCGTGCGTAGATGGCACCCCGCACGCTGGCCTCGAAGGAGCACTCCATCTCTTGCGCGAACTGCTCTTCGTCCATCATCTTGCGCATCATCGCAATATCCTCTTCGCTCAGGATATTGGTCTTGGTGTATGGCAGGAAGTTGACGAACCAGTTGTCGTCTTTCAGGGAGTCGTAGTACATGTCCCTGAAATGGTTGGGGCCGTTGGGCGTGCCCATGAACACGGCCCACCCCCGCCTGTCGATCAGGGCAGGAAGCAGGATCTCTTGGAAGACGCTGCCGCGCATATTCCCGAACTCATCGAGGGCGACACCGTCGAAGTACATGCCCCGGAAGGAGTCAGGGTTATCTGCTCCGTACAGAGTAATTCGTGGTTTATTCGGGAGAGAACTGAGCTCGACGTACAGTCCGGACTCGTTGACTTTAGGGGAAAAGGGGGCGGCGTAATCTTTGACGTACTGCCAAGCAATGTCTTTTGCTTGTCTGAGCAGGGGGGCCACATACGCATACCTCGGATTCTCTCTCGTGTTGTAGCTGGCTTTCTCGATGATGTCGTTGACCACAGAAACCGTCTTCCCCGCGCGCCGATGGGCGACAAGCACGGCCCAGCGGTGTTTCCGCAGGTGAAAATCCCGGAAATACCCTCGGGGGCGGTACAGCGACCGGATTATCATTCGGTCATTACCAGAATGACGTACAGGGCGACGAGCAAAATCACGAACCAGAGAAAGGCCATCACTCGTGATTGTCCAGGTTGCCGGGGGGAATGGCGTGTTCGATGGTGATTTGCGTGTTGTCGCCGAAGTTGATGCTCGTG